TACTTTCTTCCTTCTTCCGTTTCCTTGAAGGATCTGATTTCCCAATCTTCATACTGGACTTTCATTCAGGTCATCCTTTCTTATGGACTGTAAGGCTTATAAGTCAACGGATTTGTCTTTACATATTCCATGACTTCATCAAACACGGATCTGTATGTTTCAACCGTTTTCGGCATCACTTGCTTCAGAACATCCAGAACTTCCGTGTCATTCCGCAGGAAGAAACATCCCAAGTTTGCCCATGCTTCACTTGTTGCGCCGTTCTTTCCACGGTCTTTTGAATAAGACTTGTCATGCCCCCAAAAACCATGTGACCACGGGTGAAGATTGCCCTTTGTGGTCAATCCAATCACATCCGTCAGGGTGTCAATGCTTGCCCTGTCTTTTGCAGTGGGATAATAGGCTTTCAAATAGCGGATTGTGGCATCCTTTGCTTCACTGGATATTCTGGAAAGGCTTTTGATCTGCTTTACAGAAGCACCGTTCACAGCAACATCCCAATCCACCGCTTCATTGATCAGATTCAGCACATCTTCATCAATAGCTTCAATCATCCGTTTACCAGTGACGGTTGTTGTGGCAGTGATGTCAGAAAGGCAATACCGTCCGTTTGTATCAGACAGCATTGCAAACGGACTTTTTCTGGTTGCAAGAATGTGATCCAACTGGTGCATTTCTTCATGGAACTTTGTTTTCCAAGCACCGTGAAGACCCCGTTCCATACGGTCATCCCATGTATGGGCATCCAGATCCATGAAAATCTGCTTTTTACTTGGGGAATAATATCCGGACTTCTTTTTGTAGTAATGGTTTGACTTGAAGTTTTCAGACATCCGATCATACAGGTTTGCACGTTCCTTTTCCATACCTTCAATGATGTCGGCAAACTCTTGTTTCTGTGCGCTTGTTTGTAGGATGGAATCATGTTTCCTGATGATTGCATCCTTGATTTCACGCAGGGAACGGGCATTGTATGCCGCTTCAGCCTGTGCCTTCACAGCATCTTCAATCTGTTTGGTCAGATCCTTGATTTCCGTTTCAAGGGTAGCACGGTCTTTGGAAAGGTTGAAGATTTGTTCTTCATACCATTCTTTTGTTTTACCGCTGAACTTTGACTTCCAATCTGCAAAACCAAGGGCATCATTCATTTCATCACGAATGATTGACCGTTTCTTTCGCAGATCTTCATAAATGTCATACAGTTCAGTTGCATTGCCAACACCATACTGTTTCTTGATGTCTTCATGCCAAGCATCCCACACAGCCCGTTCAGGTGTGTTTCTTGCAGGTCTTTCAAAGACCTTTTTATATTCGGCATAGACTTCTTCCATCTGTGCCGTGAACGCATCATTCTGATCCTTCAGAACCTTGTTCCACATCTGAAGTTCACGATCAGACATATCATGCAGTTTCTTGTATGCAGGATTGTTCAAACCGGAAAGGAAGTCCGTCTGTTCCTGCGCCCTGATATTCATTTCCACAGTGACCTGTGTCAATTCATCCTTCTTGTTTGCAAGCAGGTTCTTCAGGGCATCAATGTCCACAACAGGTGTCAGACCTGCCTTGGATCCACCGTCAACAAAGGTCTTCTTCCAATCCTCATATTTCATGGAAGCAGGGACATAATAGGTTTCCCCATCTTTGCCCCTTGCCGCCCTCATGCTGTCTTCATCGTCTTCAAACCACGGTGCAGTGCAGGAACGGCACCAGACATGGAACGGTGGTGCAGTGACACCTGCCTGAAAGTCTTTCATGTCAAAAACTTTCCCGTCCATTTCCTGACAGATTTCAGATGTCTTATTGTCCAAGGTTGCAACAACCTCAAACTTTTCAACATCCAAATCAGTGAAGGCATCCTTCTGTGCAGCAGATCCAAAGTATGCCGCTTCCGTCATCACCAGTCTTCCTGCCTGACCACGGGAAACATTCATCCGTTTTGCAACTGCGGAAATGGTCTGATCCGGTGCCTTTCCAAGCACACACATCTGTGTCATTTCCTTGTGCAGTGTGTCAATCAACTGCGTTTTGGATTTCCAGATCCGGTCACTGAAGGTCAGCTTGTCAGCAGTCCACGGTTTATCAAGGATCTTCCGCAGCTTCACCTGATCAATCTGACCGATGTCCCAACCAATACCCAAACCACGCTGTATTTCATATGCAGTGTGATAATAACCATCCGTGTAGATCCGTGCAGCAGCATCATCAAGCAGATCCAGTTCATTTCCAAAGGCAACTTCTGCCGCCTGTTGTGTCCGAACCTTCAGGGCTTCCAATCTGCTGATGTGGAACCGTGCAGAAGCATTTTCAAGTTCCTTCATCCACGCCTGATCCAGTGCGTTCTGTCTGCCGTGCTTGATGTATTCATTCACATCCCATCGGAACTCTTTCAGTTCACGGGTGTTCAGAATCTTCTTGGCTTCCAGAAGGCTGATCTGATTGTTCTTGGCAAAACGGGCATACCAAGCATTGATTTCCTTTTCAATCTGCGCCTGTGCCTTGTCAAAGGCAGGTGTAATGGTCTGAACCGTTCCCTTGGCAGTTTGATTGTTCATTGCTTCCACAGCCTGAAACCGCTTCTGCCAATATTCTGAACTGGTTTTCATCCATCACACCTTCCTTTCTTTATTCATCAGGATCTTCTTCCGGATCCTGTTTGTTGGGGTCATTGAAATTGTCACCGTACAACTTCATTTCTTCTTCCTGCTGCTTCTTCAGGCGTTCCAATTCAGCTTCAGGATCATCCACCCAAGGATGATTTTCAATCAGTGTTTCAGTGGACAGAACACCAACACTGTTCTGAATGTCTGTGATGACAGCAGATTCATTGATCATGATGTCACGGTTGAAGATGATGTTCCATTCCTCATTTTCAAAGTCACCCACGCCTGTATTGGCAAGGTGTGCATTTAGGAACCACATCAGTTCTTCAAACGCTGCCTGAAGTTCTGTTTCCGTGCCGTTGGTGTCAAGTTCAATGTCAGAATACATGGACTTCAGATTCATTTCATTTGCATTGGAACCAATACGGTCATCCTTTGCATCATAACCCATGCAGTTTTCCACAATGGCTTTCTTGAACTGTTCAATAATAGCCTTGTAATTTTCCGCATTGACCTGAATCTGAAGGGTTCTGACATCACCATTGCCACCGTCCATACTGCGAACTTTCACAGCACCATACTGTGCAAGGTTCTGTCTGAACTCACCAAGATCCTGACCATCATAATTCACCAGAACCATAATGGTATTACGGGGATCTTCCTGCATCTGATCCTGCCAATTTGATTCAATGGTGTTCAGACCGTCCTGCATGGACTTACACATTGTAATCAAGGGGATTTCTTCAGCATTATATTTGAAAGGGATCAGCGGAATCTTGTTCCAGTTGAATCCCTGTGTCACACCATCAGCATCTGTCACCGTGAAGTAAGGCTGATAAAACGGTTCTTCAGGGATCAGATTGCCATTGTTCAGTTCAAAATAATAAATGCCATCAGGGTTGAACACTTCAACCTTTGTGATGACCTTTTCCTGTGTGCCTTCATAGGCAAGGATTTCATACCAACGGATTGCGGCATCCAGAATGGTATGTTCCGAATCCTGCCACATGGGAATGATTTCATAGGGCTTGAACCGTTTGAAGGTCATTTCACCCTGTTCATCATAATAAGGCAGCATCCAACTGATACCGCCATTGGCAAAGTCCTTTGCAATGCCCTTCAGCAGCTTGAAGAACTTCTTTGTCTGAATGTAAGGCTTCACAGCTTCCACATAAGCCTGATTTTCAGACTTGAACACAAAGGGCTGACCAACAATATAATTGGTCTTCTGATCAACCATCTTCTTATACTGATTGTCAACAATGCGGTTGTTGGGCAGGTTTTCAATGGTTGTCAGCTTGCCGCCCTTACCAATGGCAGTGCGCTTCTTATGCAGGATGTCATGTTTTCCGGAATAGTATCTATCACCGTCAATCATATCCTTGAACCGTTTTGACCTGCGGAAACGGTTGATTTCAGCCACAATGAACTGTTCATCAGTCATTCTGGTTTGAACATTCTGCCTTGCAAGCTGACCAATCATGTCAGCGGCAGGTGTAAACTGAAACATTCTGCATCCCCCTTCCTTTTAGTCAAAACTGAATGTTTCACCCCTGATGAATCCTTCAAGTGCATACCGCATTGCATCCATAAGGTGATTGAAGTCATCAATGGGCTTGTTTAATTTATTTTCAAACTTATCCACATCCCATGTGTAGTTGCTGATTTCTGTGATGAAGTTCACGCAACGGGGATGGATAATGATTTCATAATCCTGAATGAAGTCAATGCCGTTGTTCACACTGTCCTTGCCTTTTCTTGCAGACCGGATCCGGAAGATTCCCAAATCATACAGTCTTGCAATGGACTTGGGTTCTGCACAGTCAGCAGTGATCTTTTCCTTTGCATAACCCATCTTTGTGATTTCAGCATGAATGGCTTCATTGGACATACCCTTCTTATACATTTCATCGAACACATAGATCTTTTTATGTGTCTGATCAATCATTCCACAGAACAATGCAGAAGGGTCATTGGTATAACCAAAGTCCAGACCAAAAGCGGATTGAATGCCTTGGATCCGTTTGATTTCTTCCAAATCAAAGACTTCTTCTTTCCAATTCTCAAAAATCAAACCATCCACAATACCCCAATCACCCAAGCCTGCGACACGGTAACGCCGTGGATTGTCACGCTTCATGCGTTCAAACACAGCAAGGTCAGCAGCATCCAACCATTCATTACACATATAGTTGGTTGTCATTGCAAGGATGTCAGGATCTTCTGGATGGTCAAAGAACCGCTTCTTGATCCAGTGGCGTTCATTCCACGGGTTGAAGGTCAGTGTGATCTGCTTGAACAAATCCCCTTGTGAAGCACCACGGATGGATTCATCCAACATATCAAAGTCAGATTCCTTGGTGATTTCATAGGCTTCTTCAATCCACATCCAACACAACTGACCAACATCAACCGTGATAGATGTGACCTTCAAGGGATCATCCAATCCCCTGAAATAGATCTTCTGTCCGGTTGGAATGTAAGTCATTTCAAGGGGGCTTTCTTTGATCTGCCACCAAGCATCCACACCCAATCTGTGAATTGCCCATTTCAATTCTGTGAAACAGGAATCCTTCAGGGTTCTGTATGTCTTACGGACAACCAGAAGATTTGCACCCTTGTATTTCATCATGTTGGTGATGAAGTTCAGTGCAGTTGTCTTGGATTTCTTTGAAGCACGGGAACCTTTGCAAACACGGTATCTGCCTTTGAACTGCCAAAACTTTTTGTAACCCCGTCCAACCACTTCAGGCAGACGGATCATTTTGCGTTTAGTCTTCAAGTTCATCATCACCTGAAATGACGATAGGAACCACGCCTTCAACGCCGATCTTGTCAGTCAACAGTCCATAGCGTTTTGCAAGCAGTTCAGCAGCCTTCAACCGTTCTTTTTCATCAGGATTCTTTTCAATGACTTCCTGACACCCATCACCACACATGGAAAGAACACTGGACTTTGATTCACCACGCACAACAGAAGTTAGATACTGCATCACTTCTTCCGCAGAAGCAATCTTCTTTGACTGCATTTCCGCAAGGCGTTGATCAATATACGCACGAAGGTCAGGTTTCGACAAGTTTTCAGTTGCAATCTGCTTTGCAGTCTTTGCAGAATAACCTGCACGAATTGCCGCCTGTGTCGCATTGCAGTCAATCAAGTATTCATCACAAAATCGTTTCTGTTTCGGTGTCACAGCATCATCACCCCTTTCTATGGTGAAACAAATGCCCATGAAGTAGGAGCCTTGAAACCGGATGGGTGAAATCAAGTGAGAACCTTCACGGGCATTTATTTCTGAAATGAAAAAAAGGCTCATGTGCATACGCACACAAGCCTAAAAGTCAAAATTACATTTTGACTTATACTAATTGTACTATGATAATAAGTGGTTCACAAGGTCATCACAAGGGCATGAAAAGTGCATTTGTCAAGACATGAAGATCTGCTGAATGACTTCATCAGAAAACAGTCTGATCTGAAGCAGGTTGATCAATCTGTTCTTGTTCCGGTTTACTGTGGTCACATCACAGTCAAAGTATTCAGCAATCTGTTCCCGTGTCCTGCCTTCAAAATACCGCATTTCAATTAGTTCATAATACGGATCATCACGCAGGGAAGAAACAGCATCTTCAAGGATCTTCACAAATCGTCTGGTTGTCATGATTGAAAACTCAATCATTTCAATTTTTTCTTCTGCCTTTTCAGCTTCAGACTTCACTTCAATCAAACCGGAATTGCCTGAAAAGGTTGTGATGGATTTGCTTTTTCCTTTCAAACCTAATTCACGGATTTCCTGAATCTGATCTTCCTTGTCCTTGATTGCCGCAAGGAAATGATTGCGATTGTACAGCAATGTTTCAGTCTTCTGAAAAGGTGTCTGCCTTCCTTCAATAATCAGGTTCTGCCGTTTCAATTCAGCAGCAGTCTGTTCTGCAACTTTCTTAGCAGTCTGATCAATTACAGTCAACAGTTCGCCGTTCATGGGAAGCATTATAAAAACCTCTCTTTCATTGTCTGATTCAAGGTGGGTTCAAGGTTCAAGGTGGTCTTATATTCTTATATATTTTATTTTTAAGTAGAAAAAAGATAGTAATATATACTTTTATACTCTTATTTTCTTAAATATAAAGAAAATTGAAGTCACCTTGAACCACCTTGAACCGCACCCCACAAACCCAGTGATTGCAAGGGTTTGAAGGGGTTCAAGGTGATTTTATTTACATTGAACCGCACCTTGAACTTTTGCTTTACCTTGAACCGCACTGTTCACAATTTATTAACAAATACGGTTCAAGGTGTGTCTTCCGGTTCAAGGTGAAATCAACCACCTTGAACCGCAAAATCAGGCGTTCCCACCACTACTTCAGAAGTGTTGGGCAGGTCACGAACAAAGATCTGACGGTCAGTGATATTCACATCATCGGCATCAAAACGCCGTTTCATCTGATATTCCATATCCTTTTTGGAATACAGTGCAATGTCATCAGCTTTGGCAATTTCCGTGATCTGAACGGTTGTAATGACAGTGTATTCTTTCATGATTACACCCCCATAATCTTACTTGCAATCATGTCTACCGTATGGGTGAACAGGACATTGGGATATTTCCGAATAGCACGGTCATATTCATTCCAATCATCCGTTTCATACGCACCCATATGATAGCGAATGCACAGGATTTCTTCTTCCGTCAAAGTGAAGAACTGTGACAGCAGCATGACGGATTTTTCACCGTGACCTTTCAGAAGAACATCAGGATTGCGTTCCCATTTATGACTGTAAATCTTCTCCCCTTCCAATGTGATTGCAGCAACAGGATGTCTGTACTGATCACACTTGCACAGATCGTGGAACATACCAACAATTTTAGGGGAATTGGCACTGCGCCAAGCAAGATCATTGTTTTCAGTCAGTTTGACCAACGCATTCATTACTTCCCAACTGTGATCAAACAGACCACCTTCATAATTTCCATGATATTTGGTGGAAGCAGGTGCAGTGAAGAAACCCATCTGATCCAGTTTCTGAATCTGATCTTCAGCCAAAATGTTCAAGCTACGCAGCTTCTGGATTCTTTCTTCTTTCGTCATCTTATTCACCCATAAGATCCTTTCTGACATAGATTTTGCCACTTTCAAGGGACGGTTTGACCATAATAATCCGCTGATTGGACGAACCACGGAACTTCAGACGGGGATCCTTCAGACCTTCCACAAACTGACCATCCACCAGAACATCAATGTATTTCATGATTTCAAGGTGTTTGACATCTTCCCATCTATATCCGGTATAGCACCAGATTGTTTTGTTGGGAAACCAATCTTTGAACAGTTTTGCAAGAATGGTGACAGTCATCAGATTGGAAGGATTCAACGGTTCACCGCCTAACAGGGAAAGACCGCTGATATAATTCTTGGAACACAGTTCCTGAATCTTCAATACCGTGTGTGCATCAAAATGTTTTCCTGCTTCATGATTCCACAGTTCCTGATTGAAGCACCCCTTGCAGTGATGGGGACATCCAGACACAAACAGTGATACACGGACACCTTCACCATTGGCAACATCCACAGATTTGATTTTTCCATAATTCATTTTGAATCACCTTCTATTTGTATGGTCATATACAGTTTTTTAATTGGTTGCTTGTACGTTT